GTTGATCTGAGCCTGGCCCAGGTCGCCGCCGCCATCTTTCTTCTTCATCTGCTGGTTGTAGGCATCCCAGACCTGATCGTCGGTCAGCCCCTCGGTTTTAACGCCTGCGGCATTGAGCGCGGCGATCATCTTCTCTTTCATCGGGTTTGTTTCTCCGTTGGTTTTGACTTCGTACTCAGTTGGTTTGCGCACGACTTCTACTGGATCGCCGACAAGCGTTACGACTTTGTCAGAGATGAGGTATTTCTGGTCGAAGAGCTTCGGTTTGACGTTCTCGCCATCCTCTTCGTAAACAAAATGGTCAGGCCAGACACTGACGACGTAGCGCCACTTTTTGTCGTCCTGCTTTATGGACATGCGCAGTGCCTGGTAGATGTCGTGGAAGGACATCTCTGAAGCGTTGCTGATGAAGAACTTCACTTTGTTCCACCAGCCGACTTTCATGCTGTTGGCTGCATCGATGAGGCTCGTCGATTCAACATCAGCCTCTTGCCCGTCAGCGTTAACGAACATGCCGACACCTTCATCAGGCGTCCCGGCTCCGGGCTCGTCGAGCAGGATCGCGATGTGGTCGAACTGCATGTTGTGAGCGACCCAGGAGTATTTCTTCTGTTTCGATTCCCCTGCCTTTTGCTCTTTGTTCAGCAGCAGTCCGGTGGAGACATGAATCGGATCGGCGTTATTGCCGGAAATCATGTCGTCCAGGCGTTGGATAAGGCGCTTACCGTCAGGCTTGGTATCTGCTACAGCCTTATTGACGTAAACGTCCATCACGACCTTATCGTTGGCCTTGCTGACGTTCTGAGCCCATGCCCCGGCGTAGTAATCGTTGACCGCCTGCGGATCGTTGGCGCTGACGTATTTGCCGTTCACCATCGGGTGGCCGATCGGCATTAACTTGCGCTCCATCGTCTGGTAGCTGTTGTTAATCTCCTCCGCCGGGTACAGGCCGCCATTCATCACGATGTCATCGACGATCGGAACCGCACCACGAATGACGTAGTGTTCCTGGCCGTTGATGGTGGTCGTTGAGATGTTGGAGGCGTTGATGGCGAGGGATTTAACGTGGATGCTGGATAGCTTCACGTTGCGTCCTCATTGGTGGATTTCAGGCAATAAAAAACCCTCCGGAGGAGGGTTTAGTTCAACTATATGGGCTAGAGCTTAAATACAGAGTTAATGATAATTCTGATTGCGTTTTGATGGCGACTCTGGGCATCAGTTAGCGCCTCGTCTTCAACATCTTTCAAAAAACCTACCGCAGTAAAACTTCCTTCCGCATACTCAACAGCTGTATGCCCTTCTCCCAATTGAACGTTGTTATGTCCAAAAGCGCGATAAGTTACGATATATTTTTCCATAGTATTCTCCTTGAAAATGTCCCTATACCTTATCGGCTGTTTTTCATAATCATTGAGTCTTATTCCAGATTTTTCGCTCTTTCGCCAACTTATCCGCCAGCCCTTCGTTGAATATGCTGCCGTCGTCGTTGAGAAGCACCGGAATCTGGCTGCAATAGCAGTTGTACCGGTTGCCGTTCTCGGCGTAGAAGTCCCGCACCTCTTCGGTGGTGTAGACCTTGCCGTGACGGCTGGCGTGCCAGGTGCGCGTTGTGGGCTTGAGCGCTGACAGCCACAGCAGGCCAGTGTTCAGCCCAAGCCGGTCAGCAGCCCAGTCGGTTTCGTTCCATTGCGCCTGCCGCAGCGCGCCGACCTGCTCAGTCTGAGCGATGGTCTTGGCCTTCGACATCGATACGTCAAGACGCTTACTGATGACGCTGGCCGTCTCGCGTGGATTTACACCGCGCGCTACCGCATCGGTGATGATGTTGGTTAAATCGCCGCGGGCTGTGTCGCTGATAACCTTCCAGTCACTAAACGTTGTCAGCCTGGCAGCCGCCACCTGATTAAGGTGACCGGGGCTGCTTAAAAGTTGCTGTAACGTCGTCTGGCTGGCGTACACCTGCGACTGCTGCGAAAGGTTGTTGAAGGCCTCCAGCGTGCCGCGCTGCGCTTCTGCAACGACGTAATCCATCGCCCAGAGGTTTTGCTCGCCACCTTCCAGCAGGTAATCGTCGAGAATGCCTTGCACCGCTTCCAGCAGATCAGCCAGTTCCTGTGCTGACATGTCGTAGATGAACTTGCCAGCGTTGACCTGGTAGAGCCGCATATCCTCGCCATGGTCGTGGCACAGGAAGTGCCAGTTATGGCGGTTTACCTCACGATCTCGCCCGGTCAGCCGCTGGTCAAACAGTGCTTTTAGCGCGCGCTTGATGCCGAGATACCGCTCCTCTATATCCCGGTACATCGCGGTAACCTGCTTTGCCGAGCGCGTCGGGTCAACCTTGCTGCGCGGAACTACCGGTGTCCCGACTTTCGTCTTTTGCTCCGGTGTCATCGGAAAGAGGATCATCGGTCGTTACCTTTTTATTTGGATCAGGCGGCTTAACATCTTCACGCGGCTCAAGTTCTCCCGCCTCCCTGACTTCGTTCTCATCAACAGCAGGTGTGCCATAGGCTTGCTGGGTATCCTTCGCGACCGCAGCCATTTCCTTCATGTTGGCAATTTTCTCTTTCTCGCTTGGCGCGAGTAGATCAGACCAGGTTAGCGTTATTTCACCAGACTTCGGCGGCTCGATAACTTCAACGGTCCACAGGCGCTCAATCACCGCTGTTACCCGACCTGACTGGAACCCTGACCGACGACCATTGCACCGCTTGGCAAAATCGTTCTTATCTTGATCCGAGGCTAGGCGGCCTGTCTGCTGACCAAATATGATGGTGAAAGGTATCTGCACAGATGAAGAGAATTGGTTCGCCGAGACCATCCAGGTAGGGCTTGGGTCGGCAGCGGCCACAGAAAGCACCTTAGCCTCGCCGTCCTGTGTAACCAACGCGGAATCTGTGCCTGAGTTCAACTTCTGGATTGCGGCGTTCAGTGCCTCTGCCAGACCTGCATATCCGGCTTTCTTCGCCTCGTCGATGATGGTCTTGAGGTTTGTATCCTTCGACATGTTTATGCCGAGTTGCCTGCTGGCATTTTTCAGGAAGCCCTCGGCGCTACCGCCAGAGGTCTTGGCCATGTCGAGTAGGTCGTTATAACCAGCTCTCAGGAAGGGAATTCCCGCCAGCGAAGTCTCGTCCTCTGAGCCCTCGCAAAACATGATGATGCGCTCAGGGTGGATCTTAATCGACCGCATCGGACCGGAAATATTGCCGTTATCTCCGACCTGCTGTTCCTGGAAATAGTAGAACTTCGGCATGCCATAGTCTGGCGATTTCTGGTCCTGTTCAAGCTCACCGGGTTTAACCTGCGCTTCCCATGCGGGGATCATCTTGACCAGGCCGCGCTCGCGAGAATTTCGCATCACGCTGCGATCGACAGGCTCCCACCACTCCTTGCTGTCTGCAAACTGGAGGATAAGTGCTGAGTAATGCCCGACCAGGTTGCGCCGATCTGCATCCTTCACTTTCGCCCAATGCTTCTTCATGAGCTTGGTGACTTTCTTTTCCCACGGCGTCGACTTCTTAGACTTCTTCGTCTCATCGCCGTCGACGATCACCGGGGTATCAGTCCAGCATGCATCGAGCAACTTATGCACCGCGCCGAACGCCGCGCCGTTACGCTCATACATGTTGTAGAAGTGGTCGAAGTCGAGTCGCTCCGGGTAACCAAATTCGCACCACAGATGGTGACGCTTCGTGTTACCGGACTTCCCAAGCCCTGATGCATACAACTGGCGCGCGCGCCCAACCTCGTTAAGGCTGTTCACAATGAGCCCAGCGAGGACTTGCATTTCTGTAGTGTTACTCACTGAGTTGTCCTTATGTGAAGAAGATTGCACCAACCTGTTTTTGGTTATTTTTCGCTACAGCAAAGTAGCGGAAGCCGTCAGCACCGTGTGATGTGAAGTCATGAAGCGGTTTATCTTTCCAGCAGCCGCGCTTGTCGTCCCACTCCTTGCGATAGCCCTCCAGGTGGGATATGCCCTCGGCGCATTTCTCCTCATCGAATACACAGGACGGGAGGATTTCACGCACCGACTCAATGCCGGTATCAACACCCGTTTTCGGAACAACATTGAATGTCATCGAGTACACCTGGCCGTCGATTTCATAGCCTTCCTGCGCGAGTTCTTTGCGCGATTTGGCATCAGCGCCGAACTCGCGGTTCTCGATGTCGTGCGGCCCCCAGTGCTCGCCGTACTCATAGCCTCGGTCTTTCAGCACCTTCATGTAGTGCCTCAGCCCCTCGCCGGAGTTTTCGTAGTAGTCGATGATGTGGAACTCTTCGCCAACCTCACGAACGAACCATATCGCCGTGGAGTCACCCACACCGATATCCCAGAACGTATGAACCGGCAGGTGTGAGTTATCCGGGATTTGGCCGATTCGCTTGTTGGTGTAGAGCCAGCGGAACTGTTTGGCGTAATACGCGCCCTCGACAGACTGCTGGAAAGCCTCGGCCGGAATGGTCGGGTATTCGCGCTTCATGTCCTCGCCGAGCGTTTTCTCTTTGGCGTAGTACCAGGCTTTCTGGCGTTCGTTAACGACTACGCCGTGCTTCGCCGCCATTTCAGCGAAGTATTCAATCAGGCGCTGCGGTAGTGGCTCTACCGGGTCGATGGCGTACTGCGGATTCTTCCACCAGGAGAAGAAGAAAAACTTCCAGTCGAGCGGTGAAAGTGGCTTGCCCTGTAGTAGAGCCTTCTCTGCCGTCTGGCAGTAATCGAAGAAGTAACCCGCCCGGCCCTCTGCTGTGCTCTCGATAGTAGCGAAGCATCCAGTCGATACCGCCTCAAACGCACCAGTGACGATCTCACGGGCTTTGTCAGGATACTTGGCGCATATCTTCCCGAACTCGGAAACGTGCAGGTAACGCAGCGTACCGCCACGAAATGAAGTGCTGACGTATAGTGAGCCGCCCTTCTTGAAGACGAGCTCGCCGGAAGAATCATTGCTGGCCGGGTTGGCCGCCTTTATCTCTGCCGGAAGCTTATCGTATGCGTACTTCACCTTTTCACGGAACAGGCGCTTTGCGTCATTCAGCGTATGGGCGATCAGCGCGCATTTAGCCGACTCGAACAGGGCTGCGTCGAGCTGGATGATGCACACTTCAGTTGTGAAACCGAGCTGGCGAGCTTTCAGAATGATGTTGCGGGTGTGGATCCCCTCAAAGTATTCCCGCTGCTCAGGCGTCATCCTGAAGCGCGTGGGCTTGCCCTCTTTGTCGGTGATCCAGTAAAGGTTATTCAGCCGCCAGTCTTTATCGGACAGCAGCTTGATGTGCTCAGGTTTCATTACGCCCCCTGAGACAGTGAATCCATCAGGTTAGACAGGTCATCAACCGTCTTATTACCTTCCTCGGTGTCGAGGTTATACGCCTTGCGCTCAGCGTTTATCACTTTGATTTGAGCATCGACACCGGCAGTGATCGAACGAGACATTGAGGCGTGATTTTCTTCCGTGATATCTGCATCTTCGAGGAAGTCGCGGAGCTTATTGGTGATGCCGCGCCATGCCGCTAAACTTTCACGATGAGCCATGACTACAGCGGCCGCCTCATCGGATGCCTGGTCAATAATCTGCTCATCAGTAACCACTGGTGACTGGTTACTGTCTTTGGTTACCGACTTGGTTACCTTGGCCTTGGTTGCCGCCCTGACCTTTTCTGTCAGGTCGCGCTGCCATCCTTCTTTGTTCGCTCTCTTCAGGATGGTGGCGTGGTTAACGCCATGCTTTTCGCCGATGGCCCTTACTGACAATGAACCAGCCCGGTAAGCCGATTCAATGGCCTCCCAATCTGGTTTGCTCATTGGTTACTCCGTCGTTTGTTCGGTCTGCTCTTCCGGTACTGGCGTGAACTCCACGCGCTTTACATCTGCAGGAGCGAAATACAGCCACTGTCCCGTTTCCGTCGCCAGCGGCACAAAGCCGTTAACCAGCTCAGGCTGACGTCGTGACATCTTGCCCGTGAAGGTTTCGCCTGTTTGGGTGGTTAGCGTGATTTGGTAGATTTCGGACATTGAGAGCCTCTTTATCCGTTTGTTGGGGTATTGCCATTACGATGAGCCTACCCATGGTTATGGCAACAAAAAACCGCCAGGAGGCGGCTTTAAGATTTACTTCCATTAAATCTTCGAGTTCTTTTCGTCACATATCTTTTGAGCTTCCGATATCGCCGATTCTAAGATGCTATCTGCGACAGGCATTTTTTGATATAAACTCGAGGTTCTGAGCACTACACACTTTTCATCTGGGTTATGCCAGCCCCAACTTTTCTTACCGTGATCGTTATCATCGGAAATGGCACTGATCTCAACATCAAGACCGTCATCGCTAGATTTTTTTTGCACTATCCACATAGAAACCCCGCCTCAATTTAATATCCTGCCAACTCATTAATTGTACCATGTTCAACTGACGCAGCGGTTGCCCTGCTTCTCAGAAGTGCTTAGCCACTTACGGCTTACCCGTCAGCAAGATGTGATCACCATCCTTGCGGGGTTACATAGATCATTATCGAAGCCCCTCAATGAAGAGCTTCTGTAATGGAAATAAAAAAGGCCGCCTAAGCGACCTGTTTACGAGAATGTTTTTCTTGTTGAGTAACCATCTACCATGGCGAAGGCGTGCATTTCTTCTTCTGTTGGGTTGCTCTGGAAGAAAGATTGCAATTCAGCGTATGAACCCGTGAAAGGTCCAACCGAAATTGGCGTAGGATCATCACCCTTGCGTGAGCCTCTAACCTCAGCCATGTAATCAAGTTGGGACATAAGCAATTCCCTTGACGCTTCTGACCACTTAATTTCAGTAATTTCCATAATCCAGCCCTCTTGTGATGAGAACCAATTTTACTGCATATGACTACTTGAGACACTGTTCTTTGATGTAGTCCTGCAGATAGCCGACCTGCTTCGTCACTGTGACGATTCGCTCTCAGAGGGTGAAATAATCCCGTTCAGCGGAGTCAGTAAGTCTGGGGCCGGAAGCATCGCCCATGCCGCCGGTGCTGGTCGCTCCGTTCGCGGGACATTTTGCGTTGATGCGCAACCCACACTTGCCATCGCGAACACAACGCTGCAGATCATCAAGCTGCTTTTTCGCATCAGCTAAATCCTTCGTGTATTTGGCATCCAGCGCAGCGACATCGCGCTGGCGCACCTGCATGTCTTTGATGGTGGCGTTAGCCAGGTTGAGATTCTTGATGGCTTTATCGCGCTGGTCTTTGTAGGTGATGGCGTTGTCGCGGTAGTGGTTAATCGCCCAGGCCATGGAGACCAGCAGGAAGACAACCACTACGGCGGTGATGGCGGTAAGGCGGCTCATTTCACACCATCCAGGCAGAGCGCCTTTTCTTTCCCTGCTCGAGTTACCAGACCAGGCAGAACCTTGCCGCCTCCCCATACCCAGCGAGGGAACTGGTTACATGCCGCGGTGATATACCCACCTCTGAGAAGAGAGAACATCGTGGAGGTGCGCATGTTTCCGCAGCCAGCACGAAACGTTACCGATACAGCTGCCGAGAAAGTATCGTCAGATAGCTTTCTGCCATTCCCGTAGCGGTTAACGCAGGATTCAGCATCAAGGATATTGCGCTCCCACTCGGCTGCGATCTGCTGATCAGACTTAACGGTGCCGAGTTTTACGCCATGCGTATTACCCATACCGTCAGTCAGCACACCTGCCGGGCACACATACGGATCACGTCGGCAAGACTCAGCGTTGCCGATTAACTCCAGCCCGCGCTCGTTAGTCCTGACATGGCCCGCATTCATCACGATTGCGATAATTGTCGCCACTGAACAAACGATCCCGGCCGCGCCACTCTTCTTACTCAGCTTCAAGTTCGCCACTGGACATTCTCCGCATTGCCTCCGTTACAACCTCGGCAGATGCCGGACGTTCGGAGTGGGGTTTCTCGCTTACCTCAGCAAGGTATTTAGCCAGTAACTGTGTACGTTTCTTTTCTTCTTCCAGCCGTTCACGCTCTTCTTTCCGTTTCGCGTAATAGGTCTTAATCGTGAAGTATGCAGAGACCAGCGCGCCGAGAATAAAGACGTAGTCCTGTAAACTGAGAACGGAAAATAACCCCAGAAGAGTTGACCACCAGTAAGGCAGATTGTGTCCATCTGTTGGGTTCATACGTTGCATTCCACACCTCCGGTTCCGGGGTGCTGTGTGGTAGTAGGGGAAAGGCCGTCAGACACGTTAGCTACGTGGCATCTGGAATTGATTGTCTGCGGCCTGGAATAAAAAACCTGGCGACAAGCCAGGAAGATGAGGGTAAGGCAATGTCGGCTCTATGGCCGAAGGGTCCCAGGTAGTGGGTTTGGTTTGTGGTGGCCGGCGCTGCTATCCGGCATTCACGGCTATCGCTTTACGACGCCATCAGGACATTCACCACAACGGACAGAGCACTCATGACTCGCATCATGTGGCGCAACCCCACGGCAGGGAGTCGAACCCTACAAATGCTCTTTCCTGTTGTGTAGAAACTAAAAAGCCCAAGGCGTTAACCTCGGGCTTGAATTCTTCGTGTCGACAATCAAAGCTATGGCGACGATATCAGATTTACATGAAATATATGCGTTTCAGTTCGGTTTTGCAAGACTTACATCCAAATTTGTCGCCTTTTGTTGTGAACGTGATCGCGTTACTGAGATAAGCGCACCGCTATCGAGTCGCTTAAAGCTGTTACGCATAGCCAGCCAGTGAGGCAGATATGTTTCTGTCCAGGTGGATTTCGCAACGCCCGCCAGTTCCGCCAGCGCCTGATATTCGTACGTCTCACGGCCAGCCAGCTCTGCTTTGACGTCCTGCGCCGCCAGCCAGATTAGCTTCTTCAGGCGGTCCATCGTCTTGTCGGCCACCTTCTTCGCGCCGAGCTGTTCCCGGAACTCTGCCCACGCCCACTGGGTGATCGCCACCTGGTGCTCAAAGCTAACGTTCTCGCTGTAGTTCCACAGCAGCCACGCTTTCTGGTGCTCTTCCATCGACAACACAGCGCGGCGCCATGACGCAGTGCCGAACTCCAACGGGCTCACCAGCGCGATAGACGAGCCCTTGGCGCGGGACTGACTGCCACTCATCGCTGGGCCGTCCGGGTTAACTTTCCGGCCGGTGACCGGGTCAGTGACTTTCTTTCGTCCCCGGCTGCGCGCCGTCGCGGTGAACTGCGCATTCTCGGCGAAAGCTACCAGCTGCCCTTTCGTAGCCCCACTCAGATCTGCGGTCGCCACAATAAGCTGCTGACGTACGTATTCCAGTTGCTGACTGTTCATGCGGCTTCCTTCTGTGGCTGGTTGGTTTTGGTCTGGCTGTGCTTTGCTACTGGCGGTAGGTTGGCGCGCTTAACGCTTTCAGCCTGGTACCGCAGGAAATCGGCGTGGTTCATGCTGACTCCTTCTGCTTTGGTCCGCGATATTCACCATACAGAGGTGTTCTTCCTCTTGGCCTGGTATGCCTGTGGGTTACTTTGGGAGAAAAAAGCGCATCCTCTACATTCATTCCATTTTTTAGTCGACGCTTGATGGATGTTTCTGATACTGAAACGCGAGGGTCCCTTGACCATTCTGTGGCGGTTTTCGTTTCGCCATTGAAAGTTATGGCTGTGCGTCCTTTTTTTGTGTGCTCAGGGATATGCACTCGAGATCGCATGACATTACACGCTCGGCAAAGCACCCTAAGATTTGAGTCCGCATTGTTATCAACAACCTCATCAATGTGATCAATATGCGCGGTTTTCCATGTGACCTTCTTTCCGCATTTTTCGCATGGTGGAAGTGTTTCTCCATAGCGGTCGTAAACAACTTTTCGGTGCTCATAAACGCAACCATTCGCCATTGATAGTGGGTGATCAGGAATTTTGAGCATTTGATATCCCTTCGCATTTTTATGCCTGAATTTCCCTTTACCGTTTTTTGTGAGTTCGTAGGTCCCGTAGCGCATCATTCGGAAGTAGTGCATTTGACAGATACCCTTTCCTGGGTAGTGTTTGCATTCACGCTCACAACCTTCAACTTTGCATTTCATGCTGCACTCTCCTGTAATTTTTGACGGCGCTTCATCAGTGCATTGGCCCTGCGGGAAAAAATTGCTTTCACGCGCTTCAGGTAGGTAACGTCAAACCGGCGTGGGGCATTGTCAGCTTCGAGCCGCTCTACGCGCTTAAGGCCAATGCGATCAACCAGGCGGATCCGGTACTCGACAGCATTACCGCTCAACTGCCGGTTACAGCGGGTGCAAGCGGAGTGGACGTTAAACACGTTGAATTTGAGGTGTGAGGCAGCGCCGCGTGAACGGTAATGGCTGGCGTCAATGGCGCTGCCAGTCAGGTAATTGCTTTTGCCGATGAGTGGATTGCCGCAACTGACACATGGCTTACCTTCATCGCGGACCCGGATGTAGCGATTGAAAGCTGATTGAGCCTCTTTATCCCACTGGGATTTAGACTTGAGTGACTCGCGCTTGGCCTTGCGGCGTTTGCGCCCGGCCTTCTCTGCCTCTTTCTGCTCCTTGATGCGCTTGGCCGCGGCCTTAACCTTCTCCTTTTCGCGCTCTTCCATCGCGAGGATTGCGCCGTGCTCCGGGCAGCACCATCGGATCCGGATATCGTGGAATTTCGGCACGAAGTATTCGCCGCATACTTTGCACTTACGGCGTGATGGTTTACGCATGATTCCTCCGTGCCGCGAGACGCAGCCATTTCTGATCCACCAGGCGGGCGGTGTAGCCTTTCAGTGTCGGGATATCCGACGGCTTAACCGCTGGCTTACGCTGGCGGCGCGCCGGAACGCGGAAAATTTCATTGGTGATGACACGTGCGAGAGGACTACCCACGGGAAGCCCTCCACTCTTGCGCCCAGGCAATGCGCTTACTGGATGCCTCGGAGAACTTCACGCCACGGTCGGTACCGAACCAGTAAATCGCCTCGATGACGTCGACCATGTAGCGCTTGCTGGATTTGGATGTGCGGACGCCGAAATACACACGGCCGCCGTTGATGCCCGGCGCGGATTTCTGCTCCTGGTCCTGAGTCTGATTCACCAGAACGGTGATGAGGTCCTTCCATTCCTCGCGGGTCAGCTTTTCGCCGTGCCAGACAACCTGGTCAGACAGGTCCTTCAGCAGCGGCCACATCAAACGATTCTGCTTATCAGTGCGGGTTTCTTCCCGGGCCTCGACCACCATCGGCGCGCGAGGGTTCACTGGCAGGGTGCGAATGTATGCGATGAGGTTGTCTTTAACGGTGTCGTTAACGATGCAGTAGTGCTGCTTCATACGCCACCTCCGAGAGGTAACGCAGAATGCAGAAAATCGCAGGTGCATTTCTGCATCTGTGACAAGGTGAGGAGTTCAGATTGTGGTCGCATTTAATGTCCCCATCAAATGCGCAGAAGTCTTACCGTCGGGCGTTCAACTCCGACGGCACTGATATTATGGCTGGTTGATTCTGAATTATCAATGCGAGAAAAAGGCCTCCGAAGAGGCCATGGCTCTCGATATGGGGATTCCCATATCGCTTGTATGGTAGCTATGTCAACTCAGGCAGTTTGAAGCCAGCCATGTCTTCTGCCCGGATGGGAGGTGACAGGCAGTCAGCAAAGACCAGTGAACCATTGAGCAAGATAACGAAACTCCACCCTCTGAACAGGCTGGCGCTACACCAGTCGGCCTTAAGCGGCACATCTGGCATCCTGTCCGGGAAGGTTGGGTAATGCTCTGCAAGCCACTCCATGGCGTCGCAGCGGTTGATGGTGTAATTGTCGTACATCATGCCTCCTGCTGCGGTGCTGCGGCGAGCATTTTCGAGTAGCAATGCACTGTATTCAGCCAGAACCCAACCACCGATTGCCCCGCACGCAACATATCTTTTGTTGGGTCAATCGGAACAAGTTTCCATCCATTAGGAATGGAGGAGGTATTAACGCTTTCCCCCTGAAGCGCGGCAGCAGCTCGCTCCAAAAGCTCAGGTGATTTGATCTCTCCTTTTTCTCTAAGATATTTAGCTCTACCAGTAAGCATGCAAATAAAATCATCAGGCAACTTGTAAGCCGTCGTTACATGTTCGGCACCCTGAAGCATGGCGGCGCGGCAGGCGTTCCAGCCATCTCGGCATCCGCGTACTTCTCCGCAATATGCGCGTGATGCTTGTTTTGGTGTCATTGCATCAGGCACAGATACCGGCGCTGGAGGGGCTGTGTAGGCGCTCAAGACTTCGTAATCATCATTCTTAAACCAATCCGCCTTTGGATGCAGATAGCTACCAAATTTGCCAGTTTCTTTGTGCCTTGCGATGAACCCAACAGGCTCCGCGTCGAGCGATGCCAGCGCTAGCTTCATCGCCGCAAGCGCCATGGCCGCATCTTCGTTTACAGCTCCTGGCGTCGCATCGCGCTCTTCTTCAAGCTCCGTTATGGTCTTCAGGAGCCATTCTTTGGTTAGTTCAGCCATATCCCTACTCCACCTTGATGCAAATGCCAGCGTCGTGCAGTGCCTCAAGCACCTGATGCTGCTTGTAAACCATTTCCGTGTGATACGGCTCATCGAAATCGACGCGATGCAACATGCTATAGCGCTGTGGAAGTACAACTTCCCGCGCCTCCAGCTCAGCAATCCGCTTTTCCTTGGCTTCCAGCTCATCCAGCAGCGCCAAAATGTTGGCCGGACAAAATAAAGCGATTGCCTTTGCCGTTTTGGTATCAACCAGTTCAGAAGCGACCGGCTGATAACTCACACAACCATGCCCCTTTTCCACACTGCCTTTAACAATCACCTCAACGCCGCTAAAGCCATTGCGTGTTTGCCATTGCTCGCAGTTAAGCTTTAGCGCAGCCGATTTCAGCTTTTCCATAAGTTTGTCGACGTTGCTCATGACTGCACTCCTTTGCGAAGCCCTGATGCGAAGTCACCGCAGATAGTTGCTGCTGCATCAAGCCCAATTTGTTCGTCCTGATAGCAATTAATAATTGCGTTGCTAATTTTCAGGCAAACTTCATCTACTGCGGCGGCCCGCACTTCAGCCAGGAAAGCGTCGGTGGCCGGGGTTTCAACCTTGGTTTCGTCAATGATTGAATCGCATAAATCTGAATACTGAAAAGGTCCGCAGTTATGTGAGTTTCTTCGAGCATTGAATGCCTGGCGTCGCACTTCAGCTACGGAAGACTTCAGCCCCGTATTCTCCGCAGCCAGCTCTGCGCATCTGGATTCAAGTTCTTCGTATGTTGGTTTCATGCGGCAGCTCCTTCAAATTGGTAAGAAATTTTAATTCCCAGCTTTTTAGCCATGGCATGCTCAGCGACGGCACCTTCCGACTCTTGCCACCCATGCAGCATGTGAATGGCGTCGGCGCAGCGAAGCATCGCCAGGCAGATGTCCATATACTCACGCTGAGATAAACCATCCGGGAGCGTGGCCGGATTTAATGCCACATGACCTCCTGATAACATCTGCTGTGCTACTGCGTTAAACATCGGACGGTTGTAGTTTTCGTAACCCGTCATTGGTCCTGCGATGTAAATTTTCATACCCCTACCCTCCCCCAAACCATCAATACTCGCTTCATCGCAGGACTGTTCCGGCACTCCTGAAATATTCCGTTGGTGCAGCTGCGCGCGGTGCCGTCCTGCTCTTCCGGAGTCGACAGGCGATAAGTCACCGTTCGCCAGACCTTGCTCACCCGGACAATCTTGCGGGCCCGCTCCAGATCGATAGCGTTCTTCGTGATGCAGTTGATGGTCATGCCGCACTCTGTGGCCACATCCTTCGCGGTGAAGGTCCGGTGCGTTTCGAGATAACGCAGAATTGCCTGTTTGCCTTTCATCGTCTTAGCACTCATAGTCAGCCTCCTGTTGCATCTGGCCGCTGTAGGTGAAATCTACCGGGTCCAGGCCGGAGTAGCGGCTGCTGAAGTGGTAGGTCTTTTCTGCCCCCGGCGCATGGCGGGACTTCACACAGATGATTTCGGTGATGCCTTTCAGTTCGGTGTTTTCGTTGTACTTCTCATCCCGGTAAACCATGAAGATCACATCTGCTTCCTGCTCAATGACGCCAGACTCTCGCAGGTCTGCCGCAACGGGACGCTTATTAGCGCGCTGTTCAAGGTTTCGGTTCAGCTGGGCCAGAGCGATGACCGGGCAACGCAATTCTTTCGCCAGGTTTTTCAGTCCAGTGGCGATCTCCCCTACACTGCGGTTCATGTTCTCCGGGTCTGACATCCGCATTTTCTGAAGATAATCGACGATGACCACGCCCAGTCCGCCCAGCTTCTTGCTCATTCTGCGCGCTTCAGCACGCACCTGGTGAACGCTTAGGGATGGCTTGTCATTGATGTAGATTGGAGAGTCGATGAACTCCTTCATGCAGTGACTAACCTTCCCCCATGCCTCGTCCATTTTCCCGCTAACTTTGCTCAGCAGATCTTCTTTGCTTACCCGCGCCCGGTGGAAAGCGACTCGCTCAGAGATTTGTTCCACTGGCATTTCGAGACTGAAGAACAGCACCGGCTTTTTGTTTTTCAGGCCTACGGTTTCTGTCACTGTGGTGCTAAACATGGTTTTCCCCATGCCAGGACGTCCGCCAACGACGATAAAATCCGTATTGTTGAATCCTCCGAAAGCGCTATCGATGGTCGACATACCCAGCTCTGTTTTGTATTTCCAGATGTCGCCATTGATGATCGCCTGGATTGTTTCCAGCGACATGTCGATGCCAGTGGTGATGTGTTCAGTTCCGTAGTCAGCGCTGTGCTCAATTCCAGAGATGTCGGCCTGAATGTTGCCAATGATGTCAGCAATACCCTCGGTCGTTGGTTCAGAAAGCTTCTGGATCCCGACCTGTAACGCCAGGGTCATACGGCGACCAAGGTACATTTCACGAAGCTTTTCGCAGTAGGCTGCCAGGTTTGCGAAAGAGGGAGTGTTTTTGCTGCATTCAGCCAGGTAAGCGAACCCACCCGCACTCTCAAGCACCCCGAGTTGTTCAAGATCGCTGGTCAGCGTAAGCAGGTCTATCTTCGAACCGGATTCGTTGAGTCGCTTATATGACCGCAGAGCCACTTTATGGGGCGTTGCTGTGAAGTGGTCCTCAGTAAGCCCCTCAATCGCATCGGTAGCCATGTCCACGCCATCTGCGCGACCTGCTGCAAGCATTATTCCGCCAATGACGGCCTGCTCAACGTATAAATCAATAAAACGGCTCATGCTTTGACTCCCTTGCGCTCACGGTGCTCGTTGATGGCCTGCTCGTAGACAGATCCCCAGTTCTTCGGATTCAGTATCCAGTCGAGAGTCAGCCATGGCTGATCGCCTCTGGTGCCGAACAGGGAAGACTTGCTAATCAGCTCGAAGGCCATTCCCATGTGCTTCAGTTCTCGCCAGTTGCCCTGGGTGGTTTTGCCGTTCCACACAGCTTCCAGGTCTCGATAGGCCGGACGGCGGCGGTTCCACTCATGCAGTGACACGGCCTTCGAAGGGAATTTTTCATTCCAGAGCTTGATGATCTCTTCGTGCGGACAGGCTTTCGGGTTGCTTCCATGACCATCTGCCCATATCAGGGCGTCTGACAGGTATCCATCAAAGCGGGTCATACGGCACAGGTTCTCTGGCTTGAAGCTGTGACCCCAATTCACATGGGCCCAGCGGATAACCAGCTTCAGCTCTTCAGCGGTGTAGCACTGGTCTTTGCTCTTCACTGTGGAGAGAGCTTTCTCAAAAGGTGCCAGCGCAGCACAACGACTACCAGTTAGCTCGTTGAAGTAATCCATCACTTCCTGAGCGAGTGAGTTTTCCCCCTTGGGGGATTTAGGGGGATCTTGTCTTTCTGTATTTTGATTATTGTCTTTTGTGGTTAGCACCTTCTGCTTAGTTCTGTTAGCAACTTCCGCTAAGGTTTTCTTAGCAGGTTTAGCTAATGTTTTGCAGAATCCGTTAACCTTCGTTTTCCAGTCGGAAACATTGGTATTCATGCCAACTTTGCGGCCTTCCTGAATAAATACCTTCTTGCTGATCAGCAGATTTTTTGCCGTAGAGCAATGCGTGTGGTGCTTACCAACCATCTGCTCCAGTTGCTCGTTGCTGACCCAATCCATTTTTTTATTGAAGCCGTATGTCTTGCGCCAGACGGCCAGCACAATGCACATCTCAGTTTCGCTCAAACCTGAAGCCATAACGGCATCAAGAAGCTCATTCGCGACGCGAGTGAACCCATCTTCCAGTTGCGCCACACGATGCTCCACGACCTCCAGCGGCGGCCTGTAGTCTGCTAAATGCTTAACGACGCCCATGCTTCACCCCTGCCTGAATCAGTGCCAGTCTTGCCATGCCAACGAAGCGCTCAGCGAACGCCCGGTTTTTTGAGGCAGCGACAACCAGGCCATCTGGTGAATCTGGATGGCGACGTTCCTCTTTTTCCTGGTACTTTTTGCGAGTTTTTGACATACTTACTCCCGTTACTTGGCGTAACACAGTGTGATAAGGGCCTTTGAAGTGACCGCTTCAAGGGCTTTTTCTTTTCTGGTGCCTCTCACATGACCCCCAGCATCGACGTAACCATCGTCATCAGCGGCCCTACCTGCTCCGGCATGAGTCGGAACAGCGACGCTATACCTTCGCTTACCTCTTTCAGCTTCTGATGCTCTGGAGCGTCCAGGAGCACGGCCTGTTTAGCTTCGGCACACTCTTTCATCGCGGATGCGATCAGCGACATCGTGTCGTTCTGTGGAACCAGGCGGTTGCGAAATTCCAGTGGAAGTACCGCCATGATTGCCGGTGTCAGCTGGCGCACGTTCTCGCGGTACTGTTCGGAGTCGAAACGGTTATCCAGGAAGCGGAACAACTTCTGGCGCGCCCGGCTGATGTCTTCCGGGAAGCTGATGGCGGTCCCGCCCTGCTCCCGGTATTCGTTGATGATCAGCGCAGAAACGACGTCCTGATTGTCCAGCGCCGACGACCATGCCCGGACCGCATCGCGGATCTTTTCGTGGTCTGGCACCGCCTTAGCTTGAGCGCGGTTTATCACCGCTCCCGGGTGTATTCCGGTATTGTGTTGATACGCAAGTGAATGCATTGCTTTCCCTTTCGTGGTTAGAGCCGCCGGTTAGGCGGCAAAGATACCTGGATATAGAACTTCGCGAGGAAGTCCGGTTACTTCTTCGTATTTACGCATTTTTGTTACTGGAAGGCTGCCACCTCGCTTTTTAAGCATATTGATGGCCTGAGGCGTTACGCCGACCTTTTCAGCAAGCACCTTTTGAGAGCCGCCCACTGCATTAATGGCTTTCTCAAGCGGGGTGCTGGCGTTGGATTTTTTGTTGATCATGTTTTGCTCCGCTCATGTGTAATCAACACCATGTTAATTCATGGCGTGGATTAAATCAACATTATGGTGATGGAAAAAATCCACATGTTGTTTACCATGCATGGAGCGGAGGGTTTTATGAGCAGCATTTCTGAAAGAATTAAATTTTTACTGGCAAGGGAAGGCTTGAAGCAGCGGGATTTGGCTGAGGCTTTGTCGACTAGCCCACAGACCGTCAACAACTGGATAAAAAGAGACGCGTTAAGTCGTGAGGCGGCGCAACAAATATCTGAAAAATTCGGTTATTCTCTTGACTGGTTATTAAATGGAGAGGGTTCTCCAAAGAAGGCTCTGGAGAGCAACATCCCGCCAGAGTCTGAGTGGGGAACTGTCGACGCTTGGGACAAAAATACCCCCCTACCTGACGATGAGGTGGAAGTACCGTTTCTGAAGGATATCGAGTTTGCGTGTGGTGATGGACGAGTACACGATGAGGATCACAACGGTTTTAAATTGCGCTTTTCAAAAGCAACGCTCCGTCGAGTTGGAGCCAATAGTGATGGTTCTGGAGTGCTTTGCTTTCCCGCTTCTGGTGACAGCATGGAGCCCGTTATTCCCGACGGCGCAACGGTAGCAGTAGATACAGGCAACAAGCGGATTATTGACGGCGAACTCTACGCCATCAACCAGGGAGATCTGAAGCGCATCAAGCAACTTTATCGCAAACCAGGCGGAAAAATTCTAATCAGAAGCATTAATCGTGATTATGACGACGAAGAGGCCGATGAGGCAGATGTCGAGATAATCGGTTTTGTGTTCTGGTACTCGGTATTGCGATATCGCCGATAATTTTAGTGGCCTGATGAGGTGTTTGGGTGATAAGAGAATATCTGATAGTAGGCGTGGTTACTTTGCTCTCGGTTGTTGCGATCGTGCTTATGGTGGCCTGAAAAGACGGTTTGGTGATGAAAATTTGGCGCTAAATCCGCCTCAAAAACCAAAGTTGGATGAGTATCACGGCAAGATTTGTGCAGGACAAACCGAGAGCAATCCAAGTTAATGTGCTTACGCTCTCCATATGGAAACCTCATGACGATTGACAGGGTTCTTTCAATTATAGCAACAACAGTATCATTTATTGCAATTCCTGCAAGCGGATTCATAAGTTACAGATACGCAATTTTAGGTGAGCGCCGTAAGGAATTTAACGCAGTTGCGGATAATATTCGCCATAAGTTGCGTGAACACCAGAGGCATATGGAGCAAAACATCTATCCATCTGGTGAGTATTTAGAAATATCACAACAAGAATTTGACACCCTGGCAGACGTTGCATATGAAAGGGATAGAAAAACGATCCGCACCTTGTGCGACAAGTATCAAAAATCCCTTAATTCCAGCATAACGACTGATGAATATGGAGACTATGACATTGTAGATTTTAATGAGGCATTGGCATTCTTAAAAGAACTCATGCCTCTCATTGAAAGGAAATAATTTTATAGTCACAGCAGTCCGGCCACCGCGCCGGGTTTTTATTTACCCTTCCGCACTATCTCAGCTGCATCCCTGTTCACACCCTTACCTATCACGTTTCCCGTTTCCTTCCGGTACCGTTCCAGCTTGTCGATGATGTTTTGCTGGGTCATAGGTAAATCTGCCAGTGACAACTCCATGACCGCCCGCCCCATGGCGTGAACCATCATGTTCACTCTTTCTTCATCCAAGTCCATTACCCACTCCTTTTTGATGTTTTTTTCAGCATATCACTTATGCCACCAAAAAATAAATCAACATAAAAATCAACGGTAAATAATTAAATCAACAAAATAAATCCACAAGGTGTTGACCTACAAATCCACATGATGTTTAATTACTCCATCGAAACGAAACATCGACAGCTGAGCGAAGTTAGCCAGCGGCGGACAGCAAGTCGCCTGCTCATTAAGAATTCAGTCAAGCAGCAAATCACCCGGAGCGCTCCTGGCAAATTGAAATGGCGCCCAATGGGATTGAGGCAGGTGTGTAACGCGTGGCGGGTATAGCACACGAAGAGGACTCCGCACCGGAATGGTTTGCTGCTCAGTTCCCGAACATCGGGGAAGCTTTACCAGCAGCTCTTTGCGAGGGGCTGACGGCAAATCTACTCCACTTATTTGAGGTGATGGTGATGGATATAAAAAACGATGAAGTAGCGATGTTTAAAAGCAACAATGGCGTAATTTTAGCAGCTGAAGCAGCTTATGCTGCTGCTGAAGAAGCGGTTAAAGGGGCATCAGATGACCACTGGTATCGGCAGAATTTGATAAAGGCAGCACTGGAGACTGCCCTGGCATCAGTTATCGTTTTATAGCGATCCCAAAAGGCGTAGGTGCTTCTGCTTTGTACTTTTCCTTTGCTGCTTCACGACAGGCAGGAAGCAAATCAGCAATGCGCTCAATTAAAGCTTCTGGCGTGTTGGCGGATGGGTCTTTTACTGCAAGCGCCAGCGCTAAATCATATGCCACTGATTCCTCAGTTCTCTTTCCTGCAAATACATTCATGGACATAAAGAAATCCTTTTATTGACTGTGGAATATCCAGTCTACGGCATTCCTTTGACTGTGGAAAGTGAAGGAAATCACGCGCCGGGCGTGGCTAAACATCCCGGCACTCATTCAAGTTGAGGCTGCCAGGTAGGCGGCCTTTTTCATACCTGGAGTTATTTACGAGTGACTCAAGTTATGACAACCGGCGGCCATCCACCGCCCATTGAAACACTGAATAAATGCGTTGAAGTCTTGTATTAACCGTTCCGTTCGCCGCGATAAGGCCAAGAGGAAATCATGGTAAACCAGCAGCAGATCAGAGAGGCCCAACGGCTCGCGTCGTTCGCGGTACTCCATCGCAATGCTCCGGCGTGGGAAGAAGCAAAGCGCCTTTACGCCGTCGCCATCGGGAGGACTCTTCACTGATGGAAACTTTATTCGCGCTCGTCCTGACCGTGGCAATGACCAACGGTGATTACCAGGACGTCATTCTCGGCGTTTACGACAGCCCGCAGGAATGCAGCCAGGCAGCTACAGAGCAGAAAGTGTCAGCTGAGTGCTGGCCGGTAGAAAGCATCCTCCGCAACGGCGAGTTCCCGGCGAAATCCATCGCGCAGCACTAACCACCCTATTCAACCGATCAGCCTGGCTTCTGCGGGCGGGATCTGCACATCCAAATTTCAGGAGTTCAGCCATGAACGCATACCTCACATACGACCGCATCGAAGATCGGCGTTGGGCTGAGCAGCAGCTCACCGACGAGAAAGAGAAGTGGATCGACGACCGGGCGCAGCAAATCATCGACATGATGCCAAAAGAGCCCTCCGGACTCTTCCACTTCACGGTCCCGATTGACTCCAGCCCATACGAAGGACTTCGCAGCGATAAAGCTGGCGAGGCCTACAACGATTTCATTTCGGCAGTTGCTTACGCCCAGGCGGAATACGACTGGGAACACCGTACCGGCTGCCCGTTTTAATTTTTGAGGGGATTAACAATGAGCACTGCACTTTCCACCATGGCCGGGAAACTGGCCGCACGACTCGGCATGGATGCCGGCACAGACCTGATGAATACACTGAAGAATACAGCGTTCAAAGGTGGCAACGTCACGGACGAGCAGTTTACAGCCCTACTGATCGTCGCCAACCAGTACGGCCTGAACCCATGGACCAAAGAGATTTACGCATTCCCAGATAAAGGCGGGATTGTCCCGGTCGTTGGCGTTGATGGATGGGCTCGCATTATCAACGAACATCCTCAGTTCGATGGCATGGAATTCTCTTACGACAAAGAGGAAGGCGCGTGCACCTGCAAGATTTACCGCAAAGATCGCAAGCACCCGACAATCGTCACCGAGTACATGGGCGAGTGCAAACGCAACACACAGCCATGGCAGTCCCACCCTACCCGCATGCTTCGCCACAAGACGCTGATCCAGTGCGCACGTCTGGCCTTTGGTTTCGCTGGCATCTTCGACCAGGACGAGGCAGAGCGAGTGATTGAAGGAACAACGGCAGAGGTTCATGCGGGCCATGAATCAGATAGCCGTCGCCCGGATCTGATCGCAAAAGGTGAGTCAGCCGCGCGCCTTGGAACCGTTAAGTATCAGGAGTTCTGGGTGGCGCTGAGCGCTGAAGAGAAGCAGGTGATCGGCGCAGTTGAGAAGCGACGCATGTATGACATGAGTCTTGCCGTCGACAACGCCGAACCTGTCAATGTCGCAGATGCGGAGGCTGAATGATGGAGCAACGCACCCCTGAATGGTTTGCTGCGCGCTGCGGCAAGGTCACTGCCAGTCGCCTGGCTGATGTCATGGCCCGGACTAAGTCGGGCTACTCCTCCAGCCGCCAGAACTACATTGCCGAGTTGATTTGCCAACGGCTGACCGGGAAGCTGGAGGAAGGGTATTCGAATGCCGCGATGATGCGTGGCACTGAACTGGAGCCAGTGGCTCGCGAAATGTACGCGCTGAATGAGTTCGATGCGGAAATCACTGAAGTTGGACTCATCGATCACCCAACCATACCCGGATTCGCAGCCAGCCCGGACGGACTTGTAAACGACGACGGGCTTATCGAAATCAAATGCCCCAACACCTGGACCCATCTTGAAACGCTGAAAACTGGCGAGCCAAAGCGCCAGTACATGCTGCAAATGCACGCGCAGATGATGTGCACCGGGCGGAAATGGTGTGATTTCGTTAGTTTCGATGATCGTCTGCCGCCTGACCTCGCCTATTTCAAGAAGCGCATTCATTTCGATGAAGAGCTGGCGCGCGAAATTGAATCTGAGGTTAAGAGCTTCCTTGCAGATCTGGAATCGGAAATTCAGAAAATCACAGAGCGTGCAGCATGAAACGTACACCCTTCTACCGCAGGCCCGGGCGAACCGGGCAATTCTCTGGCCTCCGTGAGCGCGTTATCTGGATGATTCAGACGCGGGGCCGTCCGGTATCCGGCAGCGAAATCGCCGAGAAGTTCGGCGTAACGCTCATCGAGTTTAACCGGGTTGCCAACGGGATTACCCGCGGCTCCGGACAGATAGCGCAGATCGTTGAGTCAAAAAAATGGCTTAACGAGGACGGCATCTGCGACCGAGCATTCGACCTGGTAACGAAGCCAAAGGTCATCACGCCTCAAGGCAAATCGTGGCTGTTCACCCGGCGCGCCATTGAGCAATCTCAGGAAGGTAGACGGCAGGAATGCATTGAACGTGCCGCCCGCCGTAGCCGACTGATTGCTCAGGGCCTCTACATCGACGAAATGGAGTCAGTGCTATGAAAGCGTGGTCACTCGAAGAGCTGGCGCTGCTGTGGCGACACTCAAACGCTGAAGTCGCAGAGATTACCGGCCGCAGCATTGAAGAGGTCGGAGATAAGCGGCTGCAAACCAATAATGAGCGTAATGGCTGGGATGTAAACGATCCGGAGCGGGAGGAATCATGACCGATTACACCGGAAGTAATACCCCAGCGGATCAGCGCGACCTCTGGCGCACTCCACCAGCCCTTTTCGCCTACCTTGATACTGAGTTCTGCTTCCAACTGGATGCCGCCGCGGCGCCGCATAACGCACTGTGCCGGAAGTTCATCACCGCCGAGCAGAACACGCTGGAAACGCCGTGGGCTGATTACCTAAATGTTCCAGGCTACATCTGGCTGAACCCTCCGTACAGCGATATCACGCCGTTCGTTAAGAAGGCTGCCGCCGAGAGCTCCAATCAGATCGGCACGGTCATGCTGGTACCGGCTGACACCTTGGTTGGCTGGTTCAAAGAGGCTATCCAGACCGCCAGCGAGGTTCGCTTCATCACCGCCGGGCGGCTGGCATTTATCAACCCGGTCACCGGCAAGCCAGTCAGCGGAAATAACAAAGGTAGCATGCTCATCATCTGGCGACCGTACCCGCGTACACACTGCCACTTCGCAACTGTGGACCGGGATGAGCTGATGGCTTTCGGGGCGAAACTTCTCGCCCGTCGGGAGGCCGCATGACGCCAGCAAATGAAAACGCCATCCGCGCCGCCTGCCGCCGCTGCACCGAGGAAATCCAGCAAGCCATGCGCAAGAAGCCAAAGCCTAACTGGAACGAAACGGTGCCTCCCATCATCAACAAGCATCACAAGAAAATTGAAGCTCTGGGAGTTAGCCTCCTGGAGTTCGTCGTCAAAACTGGCCGCCTTAACGGGCGGTTTGGAGCCGAGCAATGAATATGAAAACTGAAAAAATCGTGATGATGGACAGCGATGAAGCGGCCAGCATCCAGACTATAACCGGCTGGGTGGACCGCCACGGCCGTTTCTGGGGTAAAGATGAACACCAGGCGCGTTGGTGTGGCGCTACTCATCGCAAGTGTAAAAACAAACCTGATGAGCATCCTATTCATAGCACTCATGGCTATTGCGAAGAATGCCACCGCGAAAGCCGCCAGGCGAAGTTCGCCACCTATGAACGCGCGGTATGGGCCGGAGAGCCGCTCGTTATCTTTGATGATGACCAGTACTTTTTCGATGCTGAATCGCTGGCCGACTATTGCTATGAGCACTCCCTGCTGCCGAGCGAGTTGCAGTTAATGATCTGCGAACCTAACTACCCGCCGGAGTTCGACCTTGAGCAGCACTGCGAAGAGATCATGCCTGATGGCGATGACTATTACTGTTTGCCGCAAGCTGTGCGCGATGCTGCTGAGGCGCTGAATAAGGCGCTGAAAGAAAGTGCTCCAGTATCGTGGAGCGCCAGCAACCGTGTGGCAATCGTCTCTGACGACATGCTCAACGACGAGCAAAAGGCCGAAATAATGGCGGAGCGCGCCGCATGAAGGCACTAATCACCAGGTCGCTAAAGCGGCCTTTTTTATTGCTGGCGTTCACCTTCAACCGAATTAACCGACAGTTCCGGGAGCATTGACCATGGCCGACATTATCGATACCGCAGCAGAGATTGAAGAGCTTCAGCGTAACGCTGCCCTTTCCGCTCACCGGATCAACCGCAACGCCGTATCAGCTGAACATTGTGAAGAATGCGACGAACCAACTCCCGAGCCGCGACGCGCTGCCGTTCCCGGCCGCCAGACGTGCGCGGAATGCCAGGGTGTTATCGAATTGAAGAAAAAGCAAAGGGGGCTGTAATGCAGCAGGCAATTTTAGACATGTGCTGCGGGTCGCGCATGTTCTGGTTCGACAAGCAGGACGAGCGCGCGGTTTTCAGTGACATCCGCGCCGAGCAGCATGAGCTTTGTGACGGTCGCCAACTAGTAATTAGTCCAGACCTTATTGCTGATTTCCGCGCCCTCCCCTTTGCCGATAACACTTTCCCTGTCGTCGTGTTCGATCCGCCGCACCTCGAGCGTGTCGGTGATAACGCATGGATGGGGAAAAAGTATGGTCGACTTAACAAAGAAACATGGCGCGATGATCTGCGTGCCGGCCTCGCAGAAGCATTTCGTGTGTTGTGGCCACACGGCGTACTCATCTTCAAATGGAACGAAACACAGATCCCGGTAAGCAATATCCTGGCGCTTACCGATGAGAAGCCGATCATCTGGCAGCGCACCGGCAAGGCTGACAAAACCCACTGGGTGATTTTCGTCAAAGGTGGTGCACATGTTCCAGCTAATTCAACGGGGTCAGATTTACGTTGACCAGCACGGTTGGCCCGTCATCATCCACAGTTGCACTTCTCAAATAGTCCGCTACTGGCGACAGGGCCGGATCAACACCGCTTCAATCGACCGATTCACCAATGACTTTGAGCACCTCGATCACCGTGAGGCGGCGCAGATACGCGCCGAACTGGAGACGAGCGAGCACATTAAATCGCTGCGCGCTATGCGTGCGGCGTGAGGAGAAAATTATGTCAGATTTGGCAATGAAGGTTTTGCAGTGGCAAGCAACAGGCGATGTGGGTGTGAGCAGTGCGACCATGGCATCCATTGCATTGGGGTTGGATAAGCCAATTTATGGAAGCCATTTCGGTGCGCCGCACGACCCATCAGACATGTTGCGCTGCATGAGGTTATTGGAAGCAATTCCGGAGATTCGCGATCACTTCCCAACTATCGCCAACCGAGTGCCTACTTTCAAGGGGATTATTGAGCAGTGGGATGATCTGGTGGAAGTTATGAACCGTGAGTGCGTTGGTGAAAGATGGCGCGCTCCGGATGCATACAACCTGATTAAAAAACTGCGAGGCGACGACTAGCAGCGCCAAACAATCAGATTCGCCTGACGCAACTGATAGCCAGTTATGAGCTGGCTATTGGGTGCGAAAGCACTGCTCCGTTATCCACCATTTTGCCCGGCCCCGCGCCGGGCTTCTTTTTGCCTGGAGAATAAACATGAATGATAGCATCCTGCTTACCAGTGACGTGCTGGCTCGCTACAAGATATCCAGGAGCACCCTTTATTTCTGGAGTACGCCGGAACGCATGCCAGCTGCATTCACCTGTCCCTTCCCGAAACCGACAATCCCTGGCAACCCTAAGCGCTGGAGAGAGTCAGAGATTGTTTCGTGGGAAATGCAGGTTAATGCCACTAAAGTTGATACCCAATAATGCTCTGCAGGTGATTCTGCCAGATACCCAACCACTCGCGCTGGTCATCCATATAGTCGTGCAGGTTGTATCTGGCCATCACACCACCCATCTGATGACCGAGCAGCTTTTCAATCACATGCGGTGGCGCGCCAAGTTCTGACAACCTGGTGGCCACAGTTCGTCTCAGGTCATGTAGAGACCACTGTTTCATGCCTGTCTTTCTAATCACCTGCATGGAATAGGTCGAGACCAGAGCTTGGGTAGGTGGAATATCTTCTTTGTCTCGGAACTGAGCCGGAGTTAAAACGTGCGATGTCACCGACCCTCTTTTATGCTCCTGAAGAAGTCTGATTGCCACTTCAGGCAATGCCCTCCTGATCGTCTTCCCTGTTTTGTAATCCTCAGCAGGCACTGTCCAGGTCTTTTCATTAAAGTTGTACCAGTCCCATCGCGATTTCCTTATCTCTGCAGCCCTGCAACCAGTCAGGATCATAAACCTGATAACCAGTTGCTGCGACGGAGGGAGAGCAAACAGAGCATCCCACACAACTTTTATCTCTTCATCGGAAAGTCGCCTCTCCTTCATCTTTGCCGCAATCCCAACGTCAGACCTGCGCAGTGATTCGAGTGGGTTGTTTTTAATCACCCCTCGGTTATGACAGAACCGGAATGCGCGCTTCATTAATGAAAGCATCTCGCCGGTAATAACCAAACGCCCCATCTCATCGAAAACATCGAGCCAGTTAGCTTTGACCGTTTGATCAACCATAACTCTGCCGATACGCGGGCTAATGTGCTTGTGGAAGCTTCTGGTGTTGGCGTCGATTTTTATCAGGCCTTCCGGGATGCAGTAATGTTTCACCCAGTAGTCATATGCCTGATCAACCGTTAGGGCCTCTATCCTTTCCGCTTTCTCCACCAGCACCTTCTGCCGCGGGTCGTAACCTTCACTAAGCCAGGCGCGGAACTGCTGCCTGCGGTCTCTGGCCTGAGCTAATGAGTAGGTGGGATAATCACCTATACTGAGTTGCACGGGCTTACCCTGCCAGCGATAACGGTAGAAGAAAGTCACGCCACCAGTTATGCTTAACCTGACGTTAAGCCCATTCGAATCTGAGAGAACTTCCACACTCTCTCTGCGCTTTCCGAGCGCTTTGCGAAGTTTTGTATCTGTGAGCATCAT